TGATTTATAAAATCACACCGAGGCTCCAACATATTTGTCTTAAAACAGTTCTCGGATGTTTTAAGATGAGTGCTTTTGTGCCCTACAGATTTTAAGGCAATAAGGGGAAGAGCAAGACCAGGGGATCTGGAGAACCAGAATAGCAAAGGAATGTAGAGGGTGGTCTCAGGAAGAGCCTTGCGAGGAGCGCAAACCTGAGTAGGTCCACCAGCAGCGGTACAGGGGCCGTTGATATCAGCGAAAGTGGGATCGGTGATATAGGTGAGCTGAGTGGTGTTACCAATCATCTTGAAGTAGCCGCGCTTCTGCTCCTCAGTCATGGTAAGCTGGTTCCAGATGTGCATCCAGTCACC